ATTGATTTAGGATAGCCGAAACGGTTGCGCCAACGTCAGGTTCGCCGTCATCCGTATACACATGAAAACTTACGGCACAAGTGGTGAGTGACATTGCTTCCCCTTAGATTTTTGCTGAACCTGAGATCGCAGGGTTAAACTGCGAAGCCTTCAGGTTAGGATTGCTTGCCAAGTCGCCAGACGCTTTAATGCCAAGGCTGTTTGCAAAGGCTTGGTAGTGTGCTGTAGCAAGCTGCGCGTTCTGTGTTTCCGCATCTTTTGCGTATGCCCTGTAAAGGACATAATCCAGCAATGCGTTGGCGAAAATATCATCGACGCCGATCACGCCCGTCGACGAATCGGCAGCCGCCGCCGGCACGCTTGAATAAATGACCTCAACGTAAAGATCCGCAGTCGGTGCTTTTTTGTAGACATAAAACACTTTTGGGTTGCGCGGATCATAAGTAAAGTGAGTGATGTAACCTTCAGAATTGCTTGCGCTTGACCATGTTGGCACCACAGCATCTAGCATAGATTTAGAAGTAATTGAAATTGCGCGACCAGGAGTGGTTCCGTCCGACCCCATGTTGCGTGTCACATCTAGCAATGCGATAGCCGCATCTGGAACAGATTGCTTGGTGAGCCCTGCAGCTAGTTTGATTGCCGTGTTGATGGTGCAGGCTTCTGGCTTGATTGTGACTAGCTCGCGCTGCCCATCGTTTAAATAGCCTAAAAGCTCAGCGCGTGTCCAGCGAATTGCACCCGCGTCTTTGAGGGTGAGCTGCGCGCTGGTAATTAGGTATTGACCAGTGATTGTTCCCATTGTCTACCTCAACACCAGTTAGGGCGGGAAGATACGCGAGCCTTACCAAAGGCATGCGCCGCCTGGTCAGACGCCTCATTGGTGTACTGGCGAGCAAGCGCGTATTGTTCGGCAGCAGAGCGAGGCGAGTACCACGGCTCTTTTTCATAAGAAAACAATGACGCCAAAGCGCTTGCAATAATTGCATCCCGATAGCGCAAAAACTCGCTAGGGAAACCCGACGATGCTTCCGACGGACAGACTGACATTCGGATTGTGACGGAAACAGAATCAGTAGGAATGGGATAGAGTCGTGCGATATTTGGCACGATCTGAACGATTGCTTCAGGGGTTGATGATGTATGCAGCATCCAGTTGTCTGAAAACTGGCTGTCCATACCATCTGCGGTATAGACAGAGAGCTTTGCGTCATTGCCCCACGCCTTTTCAATTCGGACGGGTTGCTGAGCGGATTCATCCGCCTCAAGATCGAACTCGGCTTCGTCGGCGGGAACGGTAGTGTCAAGCACTACTTTCCATACACGGCTCTCACGAAAAAACCGAATTGCCGATTTGCGCAACTCGAGCTCAGCGAGTGGAGCTGGACATCCCTTTAGCCTGCCCATCATAGAAGGATACAGATCCGCCCAAACAGCCATTATTTAGCCTTTCGTGGCTTGCGACGCGAGGGAGGTGTTTCTTCCTCAATCGGCATTGCATTTAGGTTCTCATGGTCGTCATCGAGCGGCTCGTCAATTTCCACCACTTCAGGATAAAACTGTTGTGCCACAGCAATACCAGTTTCATATTCAGCAGGGTCGGCCGGATGAAAATTACCCGTCTTAATGAGCATGGCAACGGTCGCCTGATCTTCAACATCACACACCAGGTCGCCCGATTCGTCGGGCTCAAACACATACTGAGTGCCATCGGCTCCACGCGCAATCACTTGGCCGGATTTTCGAGGAAGGATTGTTGTTTGTAACTTCATGTCTTGCTCCAAAAAACAAGAGGGATAGCAAAGCCATCCCCCTTTTCCCGTTTGTGAAACAGCTTAAGGGGCGCGGTAGTACAGCGTTACGCCGATCGTCCCAGCTACAGCCGTTGCGGCAGCAGTTGTAATCAAAATACCGATCTTGCGATCAGAGCTAGTTTGATTTACGCGTTGCAAGGCTTTGGTGGTTGGGAAATCCATTCCGCCTGCTTTGCCAGTTACCACGCTTGTTGCCCAATAACCGCCGCCGTCATCGGTTGATGTTGAAAGAGCCGTACCGGCCGCGTTCAACACGCCAATTGACATAGCAACGGTTGGCGTTGCGTTGGAATCAATGTCGTCACAATCGACGATCAATTGAGTGGGGATGCACCCCGCTGGCAACACGCCGATTTGACCGATAGTGTTTACGGTCAGGTCTGCGGTAGCAAGGTCAAGCGTGAAGCGTTGCGCGACAAGCTCAGACCCAGCGGGGAAAACAACTGGCTTGCGGCCAGTAATGTAATCGTTTGAGTTCGTAAAAGACATAGTGATCTCCGAGTGTCAGGGTTGATTAACGCGACGATGATGCTGCGGTGTCGAGTGCAAACACACCAAAGTCTTGCGCGCCGGCATCGGTCGTAAACGTCACTTTCTTAATGCCGAACACAGACGATGTGCTGATAACCACTTTGTCGCCGTTGTCACGGGTTTCTTCGTGCCAGTCGTAGCGCAGGTTGGTGCCTGGTGAGCCAAACGCCACCACTGCGGCTTGTGAACCCAAGAACAAGGCGCGTGCTGCCTCGACGTTTGCGCTTGAGCCTGCCGTTGAGAAGCGGATGACGTTGCGATGGCTGTGCAAGACCACGCCACGGTACATACCAAGCGAACCCTTAAACAGCGGGTTATTGCGACCTTCTGCTGCGGCTGCGGCTTTTTGAATGTCAATCCATTGGCCGGTGCTGGTATTGCTGCGCAAGTCATCTTCTTGGAAGGTGTGCATGACGCAAACAAACGTCTCGTTGCCGTCGATTTTGCAAGGCTGCAATACGGGAATATTGGTTGCGCCGCCACCCTGGGCATCGGCTTTGGTTTTTGCACGGTCAATTAAGCGCAAGTCAAACTTGTCGGTCGTGTCGATCGTGGCAAAACTTGACGCATCGTTGCCGTACAAAACGTGGTTACTGTCGGGCGTAACAAAGCTGTTACTTGCGCGACCGGTGTACGATGAAGGCAGCAAGAAGTTTGCGTTTACACCGCGAGCGCCGGACAAATAGATGAACATCAATTCGTCCATCAGGCGCGCCCACCAGCTTGATTGCTGACGCTTGGCTTTTTCGCGCAAGTCGTGCAAGGTGCGCTTGCGAGTCATGCGCCCGCCGGTGTTCACGCCGCAACGTGCTTGATCGATGTAGATCGTATCGGTGTAGAACTTTTGACCTTCTTCTTTGCCTTCGAGAATGTCCTCGCCTTCGACCGGAGCCATCTTCAGCTCTGCCAAGAGGTCGTAAGAAATCATCTCGCCAGCGTCCGATTCGAGATCGGTCAAGATCTGAATTGGCACTTCCGCTTCAGCGCCACGCGCCATGAAGCGTTGATTGAAATAAGACTTTTGCGACTGATCGTAGGCTAACAAGCCAGCCCAACGTTTTACTGCCTTGGCGTCATTTACGCCGATGATGGTACGTGCCATTTGGACGTGCTCCTAAAAAGTTATCAACTTTTCAGGCACATCCTGCGCCCAATATTTATTCACCAGACTACACAATGCCATGCTTGGCACGAAACTTCTAATGCAAATTACCTCTCTTCTGAACTGCTCAAATCACGCTTCTTAATTCTCACCGTCTTATCCGCGACCATCTTCAATCGCGCGTAGTGACCGCTCTTGTGAATCAGCTCAACTCTAGCTGCGCCAGCAATGTCAATCACCTCACCAGGCTTTAAGTCGATCACTAAGCACGATTGATTTTCTGTCATAGCTTGGCGTATCTCGCGCGCTGATCGGGTGACATTTTCTTGATCGCATCCTCAAGCGCCTCACCCTCTAGGTTGTCAAGGTTTGCAAATTCGCCCTCAACGTCACCTGGTCCGTCTGAGCCCGGCACTTGGGCAAGCGTTTTAGCTGCCTTGTCTAGCGCGGGCTTGCGGGCGGCAACAGCGTCAGCCACAACGTCTTTCTTATCGGCCGGCTTGGTTGCGACTGCAACACCGTGAAGCGCTTTGACGCGGCGATGCGCTTCATCCAAGAACCATTGCATCGACCGCTCGGCGTTCTCAGGCTTTTTAGCAAGCGCGATCACAAAGCCGTCTAGGTCTGCAGCTTTGTCCTGATCCTTTGAGTAATCAATCCCGCCATCTTCTTTGGCATAACGCGCGAGCGAGGTGCTAACGGTCGTGCGCCAGAGCTGATCTTGCGTCTGCGCTTGCATTTCGCGCGAAATCTCGGCCTTAGTTTGCTGACGGCTTAGCTCTTCGCGTTGCGCGGACAGCGCTGCGATTTTTGACTTGTATTCTTCAAAATCAAGGTCGCCATCCTTAAACTGAGTATCAAGCTCAGCCTCTTGTGTGGCCAGCTCGGCAACCTTTTCAGCATAACCTTCGACTTCGGGCGCCTGATATGTCGTGATTGCTGGCGTTGGCTTGGCGTCTGTTACGACTTCTGCCGTGGCCTGCGCAGCCGCCGCCGCTAAATCCTCGGTCGGTGCGGCCTCGTCGGGCTTGGCCTCTTGCTTAACCTCTGGCTTAGCGTCTGACGCTGTGGCGTCATCGTCTGTGGAGTCATCGTCGGAATCATCACCTTCTTCGATAATTCCATTCATTGCCGCGAGCTCTTCCGGACTAAATTCCGTGTCCGTTACCGCTGCTCGTTCTTCGTCTGTCAGTGTTGCCAATTGCTCGTCTGTTAGCGTACTCATGCGCGCCCTTTACTGTGGTTGAAAATCTGTTATTCGCCGTCCATATCGGTATCGACGGCAACGGTTGCCATTTCCATCGTCTTTTCTTTTGCGAGAGCGCGCACTGCGGCGTAGCGCTTTTTATCTTTGCGGATGGTCGATGCCTCAAGAAGCGTGCGCAAATCTGACTCGGCGCGCCACTTGGCGTCCTCTTCGGCGTAACTCTTAATTTTTGAGGCCATCTGCAAACTCCCGTTAAATTTTCCCTACTTTGCCATGCTTGGCACGAAATCAAGTTGGTTTAGTAATAGATCTTTAGCCCGTATTCGTGGCAAGCATGGCATTGTTCTCTCTACATCTCGGAGAGTACATGGGCGTATCAATTGATCTGCGCAAAGCGCACCTGACGCGGCAGCACGGAGACCTTGTTGCTGTCTACACTTGGATGAATGACGAACGCGCACTCATCCTTATCCCCGCATTTCGATCAGGAGCCCCTTGGTATGTGGTCTTTGAATCGGCAGCGTTTAAGTACGACGATCCAAAATACCTAGCCACCCAATGTGTCAAAGCGTGCGACGTAATGGGCATTGAGCCCAGCCGTCCCAATTGGGTGCGCGTCGCCACCATCATTAACGAAGGATTGCCGGACTTGATCCGCATGCCTTCAGCCCCGCCTCAAGAGCTTCACAACGCATCGTTTGGCAAGATGCAGCTCAAGGCGGACGGAAAATCAATCTCTGAGCAAGACATTCAGATCGAGAAAGAAGGCGCAAGCTATGGATGATTTTAATTTCGAGTCAAACCACAATGCTGCCGGCGATGATTACTTTAAACGCCAAGGTGAAACCCTTGAATCAGCGAGTCGCGCATTAGAGCCTACAGGTCAGCACAAGCTAGATAGCGCCGAGTACCGCGAAGAGCACAGAAAATTACTTGAGTGGTGGTATTACGAAAAAGGCAAGCAGTCGCTTAATCGCATGGAAATGGCGATGGATGCCGATTTCTACGACAACATGCAATGGGATCCCCAAGACGCTGCGATCCTTCGAGACCGAGGGCAAATGCCGTTGGTCTACAACGAAGTCGCACCAATGGTCGATTGGCTAATTGGCACA